CAGGCCGGAGGGCTCCTGGGCACCCGGGAGAGCCTTGTGGGCTCGGTGATAAACCTAAGAAAGGTGAAGGTTTATCTCGGAAACAAACTTCCATTTGTCCCCGAAAGCATCGCAATAGCGATGCGCGAACGGAATATAGTCCCAACTTGAACTATATCTCGTTCTAAGACGGATCTGTGGTCGGTTATATAACCGAAGTACCACTTCACCGGACCTAAGGGTACCCGCCAATGCAGCAAGAAGTATAGCTGAATGGTTACTAAACCAATCAGTTAGCCTCTTATGCAGTTCGACGTCATCAACGAAGATCGTGGGGATTATCGGCTCATAGTATCGGTATTTGATACCTTTAGTATGATGACAATAATCAACGCGACGAAGAGCTCGGCGAGGGATCTTAATACCAGAACTGTCGTCTTCATCAAAAGGAACAGGCAAAAACCTAGTTCCTTTAAGAAGATAGCCGACTGTTTGAGGTAAAGGGATTCCATGCTCTGCACTCCAGACGTTCAAACGGTTGATGGCGGAATACCTGTCGCATAACGTGTCCAGACGTTTAATATAAACGCCTCGCACGTTGTGACCGTGAAAATAATCACGGCCACACGACTCACGGAATAGTCCTATATTAAAGGACTTATCTATGTTAACGCTGAAGCCACAAACGGCAAGTAGTTTACACACAAGGTCATAAGCCTGGTGCTCCACTATAATGTCGTCGCCATTTACGGCGAAGTTGCCCAGCGAACGGCTACTAGGTCTAAGTATTGGAATATCATAGACCCTATAGACGCCATAGACTATGCAGAGAAAGAAAATTGTCTGGAGTGGGAAGGTAAAAGCATTTCCCATACTAGACACCATATGTAACTCCTCGACGGCACCATCCGGAAGGGTGGTAACTGGGGAGCGAGTCAGATCCAACCAACGAACAACATTGGGAGGAAAGAACTCTCTCACCAGACCTCGAGACATAGAATCAGAAGCGGAGGATAGATCTATAGTACCATATCCACCGTATAATGATCCCAGCCGAGCTAAAGACCTATTCTTAGATTGCTGGCTCTTCAAGTCGATTCCACTGACTTGTTGCAGCCTTCTTTCTAGAACTGTCTTTATTCCTTGCTGAAAGAGCATATTTAGCAAGGGCTCAGTACATATGGTTCTGCTTATTTCCGTAGTCTTAGGTACAAAAGACATGCGGCTTCCTTGAACTATATCTACTCCCCTAGTCTCGAGTCTGATAGACTCTAAGTCAGACCAGATTGGGTCGTTAGAAATAGCCTGTGCGAAATAATCGTACAGAACAGAACTAGTACAACACATTCGGGAGGTGCCGATTTTCGAAAGAAAATCAGTAGTCCTACACCCAATGTTTGCTCCGTTGCCAAGGCCAAAACCGTCGGATATCGTGGATAAAGAGAGAATCGGTGTAAACTGATTCTCATTATCCGGATAAAAGAAGCGATAGATGAAATCTTTCGCCTCTCCAAGGGCTGTAACCTCAACATCGGTAAGGCCGGATGTTACCATAGACCAGGACGAGCACGCTGAATTAATCTTAAGGAATAACTCAAGTGCACGGGAATTAGACATTTCTTCGGTATCTTTACAAACAAATTTCTTGAGTAAAGACCGTCGAAGTGCTCCCAGAGCGAATTGCTCCGAACTGATCCCAGGGTATGGGGATAAACTCCCATCCCAACCGGCATTAACTAGATCTGATTCAAGAAGGACAGGCAATACACTAGCGTAATCACGCATAGTCACTCCCGTATGTTCAATCGTTAGGCTCAGGTATCGTTGTTAAACGACACCGTTTACAAGGGTATCGCCTGCGCCAGCACTCTGCTGGCTAAGCGCACCAATGTGAGCTGAAAGAGCCGCTCTGATGTTAGCCGAGTCATACGTATCGGAACCGGCAGGCACATCTATGACAGTTGTGATCTGCAAGTTAACGAACGCTTGACCCGCGAGCGGTGTGACACCCTTACGGGTAATCAACTTGAACGTATTTCTCGGGACGTCCTTGATCACACCAGTAGTCGGACTAGGTTTTCCAAGTTGACGGAAAACTCGAGGACGAGTAAAGGTAATGGTAAAGGGCGATGACAGAGAATGCGTTGTAACGCCAGCCTGCGTTCCACCTAAAGCACTAACAGCTACCTGTTTCCCATTGTTATCGGGAGCCATATCGCTAATCAGTGTGTAAGTGGGCGCAGTAAGGCCTGTCTGCGCGGACCCCGTTATCGGGGTAGTAAGTGTAAACATAGATATACCTCTTAAATGGGTTTCATCAGAGATGAAAATTCCGTTTTTGGGGAAAGAGTCCGTTAGCTGAGGCTATGAGAGCGGCAAGATTAAGACCTTGCCCCAATCCTAGCTCGAGGTTAAATTGGAGACTTGGAAGTTCCAATCCTCCCACGGTACGGCTAATAGTACTCTTCGTACAAGTACAGGCACCACCACTACTATTGTCATTGATACGAGACCAGCCCGCGTTTGCATTGTCCGTATTGATCATGTCCATAACCGGGGTAACCAAGGTTACCCTTAAGCTACGGATAGTTCGATTCGACCAAGCAAGGCGTGCTGTTGACGTAACAGACGAGGAGAGAATATCTCCAATATTAGTGAAGTAGTCTACGAGAAATGAATAGGGGAGAAGCTCCCACGCCGTAGGAACAAACTCTGAAGGTGTAAAACCAAACAGAGCAAAGTTATCCCATGGTGTCATTTCTGGTTGAGCAAGTAAGTGTCCTTTGAAGCGTACTGTCACCTGGTCGATAGCTCTGCCACGCATAAACCAACGAACTTTATTGTTGGATTGCGTAACAGTGTAATTTCCCAGAGGATTGTACGGAAAAGGCGCATCGGCGGTATCTATGAAACCGGCTACAACTGGACCGGAATCACGTTTCTCGCCTAAGCGACTATATGCCTTCGCGGCATCCTGTGCATCATGAATTAATGGTGCCCAGCCAAAGGACTGCTCAAGCCAAGTATCTGCAATCGTCTTAGTCCAGGTTTTCGGGTTGGCTCGCTTTGCTTTACCTAGCTTGCCAAGATACCCACGAACCTTGTCCTGAATGGCGGCTGCAGGCTTGCGTAACATCCGCGCAGTTTCTGCAAGTTCTCCGAGAAACGTAGGCCCGGACATCTGGACCTGCGCCAAACGAATCTTCTTGTAGAATTTTGCAGAGGCCTTATTGATTGCATTCACACTACTAAGCGTACAGGCAGTCGTTGGAAAACCGATTTGGGGGCAAGTTAATGCGCCGTCACCGGAACCTTCGATATACCTGTACCTCTTCACTGACGAGTTGTAATATGTCAACGCATAGCGAAGAGGGTTACTACTGATAGATGTATAAACTCCAGAAAGCGGAGTAGTAGCATTCTGACCGTCACGAATCTGAGTTCTCCAGTTAGGATTACTGATACCGGTTCTGGTGCGGTCCTCTTGATAGTACTTCTTCTCGAGGACTACAGTAGCCACGGAGCCAGTTTCCTGCTCGAAAGCTCGAAAGCGACCAATCAGTTTGTTACTTCTATCAATCGTACCCAAGTAGAGTGCTCCCGCAAGGGACACATGGACCAAAATAGGGATTAAGTTCTATTAAGGAAGAGTGTCATTTAATGAAATAAATCAGAACGATAGTATACACGGCGATGATAGCCAAAAGCTTGATTACGCCTTGTACGCTAACCGTTCCGTGAATTTCAGGAATGTTAATCTTCCCCATAGTAACTCCATGTGATGCGACATGTCAACAGGACATGCACTGTAGGTTGCAGGCTTCCTTGCAAGGGGAATTTAAGGACGTTTTCTAAATACGCCCACCTGCTTCCGTTTGAAGTCAGTGATACTAAA